GACGGCGGCGCTATGTATGATCAGGCGAATTTGCAGCCGATTTGCTCGCCATGTCACACCAAGAAGACGCACAAGGAGCGCATGAAACGGATGAGAAGGTAGGGGGGGGGGGTTGAAAGTCCAGATGAAAATTAACCCTAGACCGCTAAGGGGTTAGCCATCCGTAGATTAAATCTCGAAATCAGGTAATCAAGCGATGAAACCAAAGGCCACCCACGGCGGCGCGCGCCCTGGCGCAGGGAGACCGCGCAAAGCGGCGGCGTCGTTCGCCGGCGACGCGCGAGAGTTCTTGCATCTTGTCATGCGCGGCGAGATCGAGGCTGCGCCTGCGCAGATACAGGCAGCGAAAGCGCTTCTGCGTCTGGACGGCGGCGGCGTAAAAGCCGAGCGACAGCGCGAGGCCGAGCACGTCGTCGCCGGCAAATTTCAGCCAATGCCAACGCCTCTGAAACTCATTGCCGGTGGCTGATCCTTGGTGGTCAACTGCCTGCCTTGACTGGCAGCGCAGGATCATTGCTGGAGAGTCGCTGATCCAGTTCTCGCCGCTTTACCCCAACAAGGCTGAAGAGGCGCTGCGGTACTTCGCCGAATTGCGCGTTGTAGACATGGCAGGCAGCCCTCGCATGGGGGATGCAGCGCGACCGTGGGTGCGCGACATCGTGGCGTCGATTTTTGGAGCCTGCGATCCAGAGACTGGACGTCGGGCTATCCGAGAGGCCCTGCTGCTGATAGCGAAAAAGAACGGAAAGAGCACGATCGCCGCAGCGATCATGATTACGGCGCTGCTGCTGAATTGGCGGAAATCCGCCGAGATGGGCATCCTGGCTCCGACACTCGAGGTCGCCAATAATGCCTGGGCACCCGCGCGTGACATGATACGCGTCGATCCTGAACTGTCCGCGCTGCTTGCCGTGCAGGATCACATCCGCACGATCACGCACCGGACGACGGGTGCCAAGCTGCAAGTAGTGGCCGCCGACAGCGAGACGGTTGCCGGCAAGAAGTGGTCGATCACGCTGGTCGACGAACTCTGGCTGTTCGGCAAACGTCCGAACGCGCACAAGATGCTGCTTGAGGCGACCGGCGGCATGGCGAGCCGGCCCGAGGGTTTTGTCCTTTATTTGTCAACGCAGTCGGACGAAGCGCCGAGCGGCGTGTTCCGCGAAAAACTGCTGTATGCGCGCGGCGTGCGCGACGGACGCATCGTTGACCCAGAGTTTTTGCCCGTGCTGTACGAATTTCCGCCATCGATGCTGGCGGACAAATCGTACATGGACGAGGCCAACTGGCGCATCACGAATCCGAATCTGGGTGCCAGCGTCGACGCCAGTTACATCCGGAGAAAGCTGCGCGAAGCGGAAGAAGGATCTGGCGCGACGCTGCAAGACGTGCTGGCCAAGCATTTGAACGTTGAGATCGGCCTCGCGCTGGCGCACAACCGTTGGGCCGGAGCCGACTACTGGGAGCAGCAGCGAGTAGACGGAGGGCTGACGCTGGAGCAGGTGATCCAGCGCAGCGAAGTGCTGACCGTTGGGATCGACGGCGGCGGCCTGGACGACCTGCTCGGGCTAGCCGTTGTAGGGCGCGACGCGCAAACCCGTGAGTGGTTGCTGTGGACGCGCGCGTGGGCGCATCACGTGGCGCTTGAGCGCCGCAAAAGCGAGTCGTCGCGGATGCGTGACTTTGAGCAAGACGGAGATTTGCGCGTTGTGGATCGCATCGGCGACGACGTGGCAGAGGTCGCTGCGACCGTCGCGCAAGTACACGAGAGCGGGAAACTGGATCGGATCGGAGCAGACCCCGCCGGAATCGGAGCAATCGTCGATGCAATCGTTGCGGAGGGCGTCGAGCAGGATCGAATCGTAGGGATATCGCAAGGCTGGAAAATGACTGGAGCCATCAAGACCACGGAGCGCAAGCTCGCCGAGCGCGCGCTGTGGCACGGCGGCCAGCGGCTGATGCAATGGTGCGTAGGCAACGCCAAAGTCGAGCCGAGAGGTAACGCAGTGACGATCACAAAGCAAGCGGCAGGAACAGCGAAGATCGACCCGCTCATGGCGACTTTCAATGCGGTATCTTTGATGGGGCTGAATCCGGCAGGCGGTGCGTCGCTTGACAGCATCATCAATTCTCCGATCAGCGCATGAGCTTTTTGACAACTTTTTCGCGCTGGCTTGGGCGTAGTGCCGTACTTGCGGATCGCACTGGCGATCAACTCGTGCTGCCCGCGTCGCCGCTGGTCGAGAACACCCAGCCGCTCGGGCCTGACTCGGCACTGCAGTTAGCGACGCTGTACCGCTGCGTCGATCTGCTCAGCAAGACCATAAGCACGCTCCCGCTGTTCGTGTACGAGCGCGACGGTGCCGGCCAACGCCGCCTCGCGCGCAACACGGTGCTGTGGTCGCTGATGCACGATGCGCCCAACGCCAGCTCAACCGCATCCGAGTTCTGGGGCGCGATGGTGCTCAATTTTCTCCTGCGCGGCAATGCCTACGCGCGGGTGCAGCGCAACGACCGCGGCGACCCTGTGGCGCTGTGGCCCATGTCTTCGGAACAAGTAGTGCCTTACATCGACCCGGAAACTGGAGTTCTGTTTTACGAATACCAGCGCAATACCGAGCGCTGGCTGCTGCCTGCCGAAGAAGTTCTGCATGTGCGCGACACCGGCAACGGCATCGTCGGCCTATCGCGGATTGACTTCATGCGCGCCAGCATCAACGAAGCCGCGCGCGCCCAGGCTCAAGCAACGCGCCTGTTTTCTAACGGCAACAAGCCTACCGGTTTGCTGATGGTGCCCGCCAAGCTGAGTGACGATCAGCGCGCGCGCCTGCGGCAAAACTTTGGTGAGATCGCCTCGGGACTTGAGTCTCGGCTTTTTATTCTCGAAGCTGATATGAAGTACCAGCCGATCAGCCTCTCGCCCAATGATGTCCAGCTGCTGGAAACGCGCCGCTTCAGCGTCGAGGAAATCTGCCGTTGGTTTGGCGTGCCGCCGGTACTGGTCGGCCACAGCAATGTCACGACCTGGGGCAGTGGCATCGAGCAGATTCTCGACGGCTTCTATAAACTTACGGTTCGGCCCATGCTCACCGTGATCGAGCAAGCCATCGCGCGCCGCGTGCTCACACCAGCGATGCGCAGTAGATACACCGTCGAGTTCAGCTTTGACGCCCTGCTGCGCGCCAATATCAGAGACCGCATGGAGGTCTACGCCAAAGCGGTGCAAAACGGCATCATGACCCGCAACGAAGCGCGCCAGTTAGAGAATTTGCCGCTAGTGGACGGCGGCGACGTCGCCACCGCTCAAACCAATCTTGCCCCCCTGCACATGCTTGGGCAAGTCGGATCCAAAGGAGCCACTGATGCTTTGCAAGACCCTGTCTCTCAGTGACGCGCAGGTCAAGTTTGCTGACGATGGCGGCGGCAAATTTGCTGGCTACGCCTCCGTTTTCGGCGGCGTAGACTCGTATGGCGACACCATCTTGCGCGGAGCCTACGATTATTCGCTGCGCACGCACGGCAAGCCCAAGATGTTCGTCAATCACGACAGCATGGGCCTTCCTGTCGGCAAGTGGCTTGTTGCCAAGGAAGACGATCACGGCCTGTACGTCGAGGGCGAGTTCACGCCTGGCATGGCCCGCGCAGAAGAAGCGCGCGCCTCGCTCAAGCACGGAACCGTCGATGGCTTGTCCATCGGCTACCTGCTAAAGAAGGGCGACTACGACGAAATGGAAGACGGCAAGCGCGTGATTCGCCGCGTGAGCCGTTTGTTTGAGGTCTCCGTGGTCACGTTCCCGGCAGATCAAGCCGCGCGCGTTGACCTTGCCAGCGTAAAGAATGATGAGGTCGAGGCTATCGAGACCGTTAGAGATTTTGAGTGGTTCCTACGGGACGTAGGGGTCGATCATCTCAGCAAAGGGCTGGCGAAAGCGCTTGTCAGCCGCGCTCGAGTGCTGTTCGGGACGGAGGAGCCGGCCCCGGACGACACGCAAGCGAAATCCGCGCAAGAAGTGCAAGCCATGTTGCAGCGGATGCAGCAGCGCCTTAATCCCTGATCCATAACCACTCCCAAACCCAAAGGAAATACAGCAATGGATATGTCAAACATCATCAAGGAAATCGGTGCTCTCGAAGCAAAGCTCAACAGCTACGCAGAGAAAGCCCAGCAAGAGATCAAGGCCGCCGGCTCCGCGTCGGTGGATACCAAAAACGCCATTGACTCGCTCGGCATTCAACAGCGCGAGATCGCTGACCGATTGCTGATGCTCGAGCAAAAGCAAGGCGCGCCGCGCGGAGAGGAGAAAGTCGTACAGAGCATGGGGTTCGAGTTCACGTCGACAGAGCAATACAAAGCGTTTGTCGGCGGCCAGGTGCGCACCGTGCGCATTGAACTGAAGAACACCACCGTCGGCAGCGACGCTACGGTCGCACCCGACCGCCGTCCTGGCGTCACCAGCGGCGCGTTTCGCAGGTTCCTGGTCGAGTCCGCCATGAACGCGCTGCCGACAACCAGCAACGCTGTCGAGTTCACTCGGGAAGCCACGTTTGTCAACAACGCGGCGGAGACGGCGGAAAACAGCGCCAAGCCTGAGACCGATATCACGTTCAACCTGCAGACCGCGCCCGTGCGCACCATCGCGCACTGGACTCGCATCAGCCGTCAACTTGCGGCTGACGCGCCTGCTGTGGCCGCGTACATTAACACGCGCATGCGCTACGGCGTCGATCTGCGAGTCGAGAACCAGCTAATCACCGGCAACGGCAGCGGTGCCAACCTGTCCGGCATTTTCAACACTGGCAACTTCACGCCGCACGGCTACACCGCCGCCAACATGACCGCGTGGGTCTCCAACGCGCAGCGGTTCGATTTGATCCGCCGCGTGATTGGTGACCTGCAGGCTGCCGATTACCCGCCTAACGCCATCCTTCTCAACCCCGTCGACTGGGCGGTGATCGAGGCGCTCAAGGACTCGCAGGCCCGGTACCTGCTCGGCAACCCCAGCGGCTCCGCGCCGGCGGCCATCTGGGGTATCCCGGTCATCCCGACCAACGCTGTCACCGCCGACACGTTCCTGGTCGCCGCGCTCGACATGGCTGCCACGATCTACACCCGTGAAGGCGTTGCGGTGGCGCTCAGCGAAGAAGACGCGAGCAACTTCACCACCAACCTCGTCACCATTCGCGCCGAGCGCCGCCTGGCGCTTGCCATCGAGCGCCCGGCGGCTATTCGTGGCGGCGACCTGACCCCGGCCTAATCGGCCATCCGCATCAGCGCAGATGGAGCAACGTATGCAGCGAATCAAGTTCAAAACCACCGTGTTCAGCACCACTTTCGGCACGCTGGCTGATGGTGATCTGCTCACGTGCTCCGCTGCGCATGCGGAGCATTTTGTTGACGAGTTGAAAGTCGCCGAGCGCGTGCTGCCGGCCGCTGCTGTTGCGCCTGCGGTCGGAGAGGAACAGGACACGTCGGCAGAGTCGACAAAGGCTCGCAAGCGCGGCGGTTCCGCCAAGTAGCCTTGCCAGTCGCGAGCGCATCAACGGCACTAATCTTTTGCAAGCACCATTTACTTTCGCGAGGCCATATGGATCAATTTACCGCTAACGGCAGGCAGGGCCTCGGCACTGGCTTGATCGATCTCGACACCGCCGTCCTCAAGGCTGCGCTGCTGCGCGGCTACACCTACAACGCTGCGCACACGTTTGTCAGCGACATCACCGGCGCAGGCGGCACCCTCGTATCTACCAGCAGCGCGCTTGGCGGTGTGTCCTTTGCAGACGGCGTGCTCGACGCCAACGATGTCACCTGGACTGCGGTTGCCGCCGGCGCTGCAATCCCTGCCATCCTGCTGTTCCAGTCCAGCGCAGTGACTGGCGGTGCAGACGTTGCTGCCACTGCCCAGCGGGTAATCGCCATTCTCGACGGTCGGTTCAGGTTCACTGTGGCCGCCACCGCCTCCAGCGGCGCAGTGGCTGTCACGGTCGACGCGCTACAGCTCGGGATCGCAAACGGCGCAGTAGCCTCGCTTATCAGCGGCACTGGCCCCGCCACCATCACGCTGTCGTCCACCGCAAGTGCTGGCGCGCGGTCGATTACCGTTTCCGCGCTCGGCAGTGCGGCGAGCGCAGAGGCCGTGTACGAAGTCGGGTACAGCAACAGCAACCTGCCGATCACGCCGAACGGTGGCGACATTACTGCGGCGTGGAATAACGGCGCAAACCGCATTCTTAGGATCTAATCTATGGCGGTCGCAAAGTGGTCTAGCGTTTCTTCGCGCTCCAGCAACCTTGCGAGCACCTCGGTCAACTCGCTGGCCAACGGCTCGGAGTCCAGCCGCGTCACCTACGACAACAGCACGACCCGCGATTTGTATGCGTTCGTGACGATCAAGCTCGGCAGCATCACGCCTGCGACGGGCGGCAGCATCACGCTGCGCGTCACGGCGACGGACGGCACGGATCTAGGGGATGCTGTCGGCGGCGACCTTTACACGATGCCGCTGACCACTGGCGCGTCGGCAAAGGTAGTCAACGTTCCGCTCGTGCGGCTGTATCCGTTTTCGCTGCGTCTCAGCGTCATCAACAACGCTGGCGTTGCTCTCGCCGCGTCGGCTAATGAGATTTACGTCACGGCCTATAACGAGGACGTGACCTAATGCCTCGCGGAGTCTCGCCTGTCGATGAAGCGCGGTTGCAGGGGCGGCTCTGGACGCCTGCGCAGGTGCGGCCGTCGTTGTGGCTGGACGCCGCCGACCTGTCGACGCTGTCCATGAGCGGGAGCAGTGTCACGGAGTTGCGGGACAAAAGCGGCAACGCCCGTCATGCCACGACGACGGTACGCAATCCGGGCATCACGAGGGTCAATAACCTGAACGTCGTCAATTTCACGGCGTCCGGGGCGACGAAGCTGGACACGCCCGATTTCAACATCGCGCCCGGCCGTCAGTTCTGCTCTTTCGTGGTTGTGTCCGGGGCGGGGCTTCTCGGTGGCTCGACGTTTCCGCGCATTTGGGTAGCCAAGGGTAGCGGGGATGGTTCTGGCGCAGGGTCAACATACCCACAAGGATATTTTGGTGCTGGCTCTAATGCTGGAACTGCATTGCAAATTGCAGGTGGGGCTGGCATCACCTCTCCGGTGATAACTGGCCTTGGCACCGGCCCGCAGTTGCTGACCGGCGCCTTCGGGACGGCGGGTCTTGCGGAAAACGAAAACTCCATCTCTGCAAATGGTGGAACGCGGTCAACGCTGACAGGTCAATCGGGGGCACTCAGCACCACGGGCATCCGCGTGGGGTCAGATGTAGGCCCTTCAGGCGTTAGTTCGTGGAACTCGTGGATAGGCGAACTCGTCATGACGCTCGCCCTTTCATTCCCGCAAGTCCGGGCCGTTGAGGGCTACCTCGCCCATAAGTGGGGCCTGACCGCCAATCTGCCCGCCGCGCACCCGTTCAAGAACCGCCCGCCGCTGATCGGGGACTAGGATGCTTCGCGTCCGCGTCCCACAGATAGGCGCGGTGGGTGGGGCCGCCGCGCAAACCGCTGCGCTTGGCGGCACGACCGAGCGTGAGCGGGCGGGAGGCGCACAGGCGCTCTCTGGCACAGTTACCGTCCAGCCTGGCGGCAGAATCGAACGTGAGGCGGCCGGCGGTGCAAATGTCAGCGTCGCAAGTTCCGGTCAAACGGTCACGCCAGGCGGCTTTGCAACTCCCGAGCGTGCCGGCGGAGCGCAGGTTGTCGGCAGCGTTGCCACCATGCAAATCGGCGGTGTTGCCGAAGCTGACCGCGCTGGCGGCTTGGTGGCCGTGCTCGGCGGGGCGTTTATCGCTGCGGGCGGCACAGCGCAGCCTGAAGCCGCTGGCGGCCTTGCTGCGGCGGCTAGTGCAGTCATCCTGCAAGTGGGCGGCGCTGCTGATGCTGACCGCGCTGGCGGATTAGTCGCCGCACTCGGAGGGGTGTCGCTGGAAGTCGGCGGTGCGCGCGAAGTTGAGCGTACGGGCGGCCTTGTCGCTGCGGCTGGCGTTGCCACCATGCAGGTTGGTGGATCGGCTGAGGCATCGGGTGCCGGTGGGCTGGTTGCCGCGTTTGGAGGGGCACCGCTGAATTTAGGCGGCTACGCTGGACGCGAGGGTATTGGCGGAATCGCTATCGCCGCTGGCTTGGCGGCCATCGCCATCGGCGGCGTGCGCGAGATCGACCGTGCAGGCGGCGCGGCGGTCGCCTTGGTGTCCGTCAACTCGCTGCAGCCTGGAGGGATCGCTGATATGTCTGGTGCTGGCGGTGCAGCAATACTGCGCACTGTGATGCCTCCGGCAGGCGGCGGCGGCAGGCCGCGGGAAGAGCGTACCCGGCGGTTCATCCAGATCAACACTGCGCGCCCGGCGCAACAGAACACCGTGAGGAACTGATGGGACTCATTCGAGCATCCGGCCCTAGCAGCGAGCCTGTCACGCTGGCTGAGGCCAAGCTGCGTCTTCGCATCGACAACAACGATGAAGACGCCCTGATCGGCGCGCTCATCGCCTCTGCGCGCGAGTCTGCCGAACATGAGCTTGGCCGATCAATCATCGCCACCACCTGGGTGCTCACGCTTGATAGATTTCCGACCAGCATCCTGCTGCCCATGCCGCGCGTTACCGATGTCACGCGTATCGACTATCTCGATGACGACGGCGTCGCGCAGATCATCAGCCCGGCGGGCTACCAACTCATCGCCGCCAGCGAGTTCGAGGCCTGGATCGAGCCAGCCTACGGCTACACCTGGCCGACCACCCGCCAGCAGCCAGAGGCAGTGACGGTCACCTACGTGGCCGGCTGGCCCAACGCGGCTGCGGTGCCCTCCGGAATCAAGGACTGGATCCTGCTAGCGGTCGGCGACCTGTACCACTACCGCGAGCGCAGTGCCGAAAGGCCTGCTTTGCCGCACGGTTTTGTTTCATCGCTGCTGAATCCGCACCGCGTGTGGGGCGTCTAATGCACGCCGGCATGCTGGATCAGAGGGTGACGCTGCGAGCGCCGACCGAAACGCGCGGCGCGGAATTCGGCGACCCGCAAATAGTGTGGGAGGACGTGGCTACGGTGTGGGCTGAAGTCTCTCCGATCAGCGGTCGCGAGTACTTTTTGCAGCGCGAGCAGCAATCGCAAATATCAGTGCGCGTGCGCATCCGCTACCGCGCCGACGTTACATCCATGTGGCGTGTGCAGCACGCGGGCAAGGTGTACGAGATCGAGAGCGTCATCGACGAGCGCAGCGCAGGCGAGGAGATGATACTGATGTGCACGGAGTATCGCAGTGGCTAGAGGATTTGTAACGCTGTCCGCAAAAATAGAAGGACTGGTGGAAATAGAACGCCGCCTGTCGGCAATGCCTGTAGTCATACAACGGCGCATCTTGCGCGGAGCGTTGCGCGCTGGCGCAAGAGTATTCCGCCGGCACATGGTGCAGGAGGCTCCTATCAGCGGAGAGCGGCGGCTCGACTACACAGGGCTTGCGCCAAAAATTCCTGGCGATTTGCGCAGGTCGATCCGCGTTGGCAAGCCTTACATAGACAGAGGCAGACTGTCTATTACAACCAAAGCCGGCAACGATAAAGCTTTTTACGCGCAAATGGTTGAAGTCGGCGTGCGCCCTCACACAATCAGTCGCCGCCGCAATCTCGGGAGAAGCCGCAATGTGCTCGTTATCGCAAGACAATTTGTCAGCGGGCCAGTAAGACATCCAGGCTTTGCTGGTAGATTTTTTGCACGGTCTGCGCTGGCCTCTGGAGAGGGGCCTGCAGTTCTTGCATTTAGAAACTACTTTGACAATCGCGTGCAGCAGTATTGGGTGACAGGAAAATGAAGGCGGAAAAAGCTGTATTTGCTTTGCTGTCTTTGTCCAGTGGGATTTCTGCCATCGTCGGTCAGCGTGTGTTTCTGATTGCCGCTGCAGAAGAAACGCCAGCCCCGTTGTTGACATTTCGCAAGACATCCGCGCAACGCTCAACGCAGATTTCGGCGGGTACGCAGTTAGTGAGCGCGCAAATAGAAGTGCTGTGCATTGCCACCACAGGACAGGAATTGCTTGAGCTTGCCGAGCAGGTGCGTTTAGCGCTTCTACACCAGTCGGGCACGTTCGGCGGCACGGAAGTGATCGTCGTGCGCGACGCGGACGAAGGGCCGCAAGAGTACGAGCCAACACTGCGCGAGTTCGTACAGACGTGGACGTTCACGCTGGATTTTGAAGAGTAGCGGAAACCCCTGCCCGTTCCGCTCGGGCATCACGAAAGAGGAAAATCATCATGGCACGCACTGCTGTAAACGGTGCGGTGCTGGCGATTGCCAGCGCCTACGGCACCGCATTTAACTTCACCGCAGCGACCAACGCCACCGAGTGCGTGGTCACGGCTGCGGTAGGCCACGGCATCATCGTCGGCGATATTGTGGAGGTCGTCACAAGCGGATGGCAGCGGGCTGAGGCACGCATTTTCCGCGTTTCTGTGGTAGCGACCAACAACTTGACCTTGGAAGGCTTTAATACCACGAGCGCCACGCTTTTCCCGACCGGCTCCGGCGCTGGCACAATGCGCAAAATCAACACTTGGCAGAACGTTAGCCAAGTCATCAATATCTCGCAGTCTGGCGGTGAGCAGCAGTTCTTGTCCTATCAGTATTTGGATCAGGACATCCAGTCGCAAATTCCGACTACGCGCAACCCAACCGCCTTGCAGCTTGAGTTGCACGACGACATCACACAGGCTTTCTACGCGACGATTACCGCCGCGCAGCAGTCACAATCGCTCACCGCATTCCGGATCACCGCGCGCGACGGCAAGAAGTGGTTCGGCAATGCCTACTTGAGCTTGGCTGGCTTCCCGACGATGGAAGCTAACAACGTGCTACGTCGCACTCTGGACATGGCGCTGGTTGGCGATCCGCCGGCTACCTCCTACTCCACGTAAGGGGTTGACATGGACTTTGCCGACATTGCCCGACGTGCCGCGGCTGCGCGTGAGTTCACACACACAATCAACGCGGCGCAGTTCACGTTGCGCTTGCCAACCCGGCACGAGGCCACTGTTGCCCTGCTGCGCGCCAGCGGCGGCGGAGACTTTGCCGCGGCGGCCATGGTCGAGTTTCGCCGCGCTCTGCTCGCTGCCGGCATCGTGGGTTGGGGCGGCATCGTGGTGGGCGACATCGTGCCTGGCGGCGGGGACGAGTCTTTGCCCTGGGCAGCGGCTGCCGTGCCGCTGCTGCTCGACAACCGGCCCGACTATGCAGACGCGCTGGGCGAGGTCTACATGGCCCGCATGGCAGAGCGCACCTCTGCTACCGAGGCCGCAGAAAAAAACTGACCGAGCGCCTGCGCTGGGACAGGCGGGCTGCGCGCCCACAGCCAGCCGCGCAGGCGCTGCTCTTTGAGGACGACGATCCGCCCCCGTACAGCCTGGAGGCGGCGCAGGCGCTGCACTGCTGGCAGTGGTGCGGCGGATGGGCTCCGGAGCGCTGGCCGCTGTACGCCACGCTGCACCACGTAGACGACTGGGATAGACTGCCCCTGTACCTTGCGGCGATCCGCGACGAACTGAACGCCCCTTTGGACTGACGCCGAATGCCGCGCAATGAAGCAAAGATCACGCTGACTGCAGAAGACCGCGCCAGCGCCGCGCTGCGCCAAGTGCGCGCGGAAGCCAGCAAACTGCAGCCGGCTATCGGCCAGATTCGCGATGTCGCCTCCAGCATCGGCCTGTTGGCCGGCGGCGGCATCACGCTGTCGCTGGCAGGTGCGGCCTCTGCCATTCGCACGATGGTGGGCGCGCTGGATGACCTTGATGAGGCATCGCAGGCGGCGGGCGTGTCTGCGGTAGCGCTGGCGGAACTGCGGCAGGGCGCAGCGCAGGCAGGCGTTGGCGCATCGGAGCTTGACACAGCCGTCACCAGGCTTAACGTCAAGCTGGCTGATGCCGCCGCAGGCAACGAGCAGGCCGCTGCCCTGTTCCGCGCGTTGGGCGTTGCGGTCACAGACACCAACGGCAAAGTGCGCGACACGGACGCCGTGCTGGCCGACGTGGCCGAGCAGTTTGCCGGCTACGCGGACGGCGCAAACAAAAGCGCGCTGGCGGTCGATCTGTTTGGTCGTGCCGGCGCGCGGCTAATCCCGTACCTCAATCAGGGCGCGGACGGGCTGCGGGTCTACTCCGGTCTGACCGAGGAAACGGTCAAGCAATCCGCGGCGCTGCAATCCGAGTTCGACAAGCTGTCAGCGGCCACCAAGCGCTGGGGGTATGAACTGGCGGGCGTTGTCGTGCCGGCCCTGAACAAGCTCATCGATATCGTGCCGCGCATTGACTTCGGCGAGGCCCTGCGCGGATTCGGCACTGGCGGCATCGGCGGCATCTTCAAAAACCTGGAAGGTCAGGTAGCTGCCATCCGGTCGGCGTCGCAGGCGCTCGAATCGCAGCGAAGAGTCGAAGACCGCGGCTTCACGCCAGGGCGAGAAGCTCCTGTTGTGCAGCGTGCATCCGCGGGCGGCTCCAACGCCGCCGCCGTTAAAGAGCGGCGCACTGCCGAGAAGGACATCAACGTCATCATGCGCGAGCGCTACGAACTTGCGCTGCGCGAGGCCAATGGCATCCAGGCCGGCATCGACGCCGATCGCGCTCGCGCCGCCGGCCTACAAAAGCAGATTGAAGATCTTGCCGGCATCACTCGCGCGCGCGAGCAACTCTCTGCGCAAAACGAACTCGACAAGGCTTTTTTCGATGGCTACGTGCAGGTGCTGGAAGACGGCACACAGGTGCTACGGCAACTCACGCAGGCCGAGTACGACCTTGCTAGCGCGCGGAATCAGGGTATAGTTCAGGCGGCGCAGGATATTGAAAAAGCCAGCGACGCCGCAGATCAATTTGCCCTGACCATGACCAGCGCAGTGAGCCAGCTAATTACTGGCGGCGGCAGCGCCGGCGATGTTTTCAAAGCGCTGTTGCAAGACATTACTCAGTTAGTTGTCAAGCTCACGGTACTAGAGCCGTTGGCTGCGCAAATCAAAGATATTTTTGGCGGCGGCGGCGCTGGCGGAGGCGGTTCAGGATTTTTGTCTTTGTTTAGCTCTCTCTTTGGGGGCGGGCTAGCCTCTGGCGGCCCAGTGCAAGCCGGGCGTACTTATCTAGTGGGTGAGCGCGGGCCGGAACTGCTGGTTTCCGGCAGCGCAGGACGGGTGATCCCCAACCACGCCATCGGCGGCGCAAACGTGTCAATTAGTGTCATTAACAACGCGGGGGCGCAGGTATCTGCTACCAGCCGGCAGGACGGCGGCGGCACGTCAATCGACGTCATCATTGACTCCGTGGAGTCCGCCCTGGCTGGCAACGTCACGCGCGGGCGCGGCTCTCTGTACAGCAGCATGCAGGGCGCATTTGGCTTGCGTTCCGCCGCGAGGTAACACATGGCAGCATGGCCCACCTACGCGCGGATGGAGGCCGCCATCACTGAGACGCGCGAGTCCGCTCTGCTGCGGGAGGCCGTCGAGTCCGGCCCGCCAAAACAGCGTCGCACCAAGTCGCGCGTAATGGTCACGCTTGCTGGCACAGTGCTGTTCCGCACGGCGGCGGACTACGCCGCCTTCATGACGTGGTTCGCCACCACGATCAAGCACGGGCAAGACTGGTTTGATTTCGTGCACCCGCGCACCGGCGCTATCGTGCAGGCGCGCTTTGTCGGCGGGTCTGAGCTTGGCGCTGGCGAATACCTGCGCTCCCGTGGCAGCTTGATTAGACAGCCAGTGACGCTGGAGTACTGGAGCGCATGACCTACTCCGCGAACTATCGAGCCGACGTGCAGTCGGTCAACGGAGACGACGTATCGATCTTGTTGCTGGAGATCACGCATGCGGATCTTGCTGGCCCGGTGCGCGTATGCAACAACACGGAGGACGTGGTGAGTGGCGGACAGAACTACGTTGCCACCGCCTTCCAGTTTTCGCTACCGGACGACAGAGACGGCCAACCCCCGCGTGCTACGCTGACTTTTGGCAACGTGGGCCGCGACCTGATGCAGTGGATCGAGCAGGCCGGCGGCGGCGAAGGCGCAGCCCTTACCGTTCGTCAGATACGCGCTGGCGCGCCAGATGTGATCGAGTACGAGATCACGGTTTCGCTGCAATCCATAACCGCCACGGTGTCGAGCATTACCGCCGAACTCGGCTACGACGCTTTGCTGGATCGACCTGTGATGCAACTGCGCTACGACCCATCCGTAGCGCCAGGGATTTTCTGATGGCGGACGCGGTCGTAATCGAGCGTTACGTGGGACTGCCCTACGTGCCGGGCCGCTACGACTGCGCCGACCTGGTGATACAGGTCGCGCGCGAGGTCTACGGGCGCAGCGTAACGCTGCCGCAAGACCGCCCGCGCCCGACGCGCGTCATGAGCATGGCGCGCACCATCGGGCGTCTGCAAGCGTCAGTCGCTGCGCCGCGCGCCGCTGGTGAGCCGCCGCAGGACGGTGACGGTGTGCTGCTGTCTCGCGGGTTAGCGCGTCCTACGCATATCGGCATCGTCGCGTATCTGGCGGGCGAACCGTGGGTGCTGCACAACGACGACTGCTGGGGGTCGAGCATCCTTACGCGCGTGCGCGATCTGCGCGCTGCGGGGTGGACGCTGCACGGGGTCTACACGTGGATATCGTGACGACGCAGCCTGCCGGCCGAGTGCAGCCGCAGGCGATCATCGGTGCAGACCCGCTGGGCATCGGGCGCGAGTACGGCTACGTGCTGCTTGCCCCAGGTGAGACGCTGTCCGGGTACTTCGACCGTGTTGGCATCGACATTGCCCGCCCGGTGGTGGTTAGGCTTAATGGCGCTCGCGTGCCGCGCGGGATGTGGGCGCGCACGCGCCCGCACACTGGACAATTGATCGAGGTGCAGGCAGTAGCGCATGGCGGCAGCGGGCGCAGCGGCACCAAGATCTTGGCCGGGGTGATCCTGGCTGCAATTGGCGCGGTAAGCGGACAGGCGTTTTTGTTGAACTTTGGCGTCGGCATTGCGCTGGCCGGGGTGTCGTCGCTGCTGACCAAGACGCCCCAACTGAGACAGTTTCGCAGCGAGCAAACGTCGCCGACTTACAGCCTGACCGGTGCCAGCAATAGCGCCCGCGCCTACGAGCCGCTGCCGATGGTGCTCGGCACGCACCGCATCGTGCCAGACTACGGCGCTGCGCCGTACACGGAGTTCGAGGGCGACGATCAATACCTGTACTGCACATTCCATTTCGGTTTGATCTGCCACGGCTTGCAGGTATACGACCTGAAAATCGGCGACACGTCCATCAACGAGTATCAGGGCGTCACGCTGCAATGGTCGGGAGACGACGGCGCGCTGACGCTTGCGCGCTCCAACGTTGACACGATTGCGGGCGGCTCTCTGACCAATGCCGGCGGCCCCGTAACGCGCACGTCGTCCGAAGACACCGTCGAACTTGCGGTCGACATCGAGGGGTATTTGTTCCGCCAAGGCGACAACGGCATCGAGCCGCGCAGCGTGACGCTGATCGGCGAATACCGCCCCGTTGGCAGCGGAACCTGGCTACCATTTTTCACTTCAGGCTTTGCGACTGCTACGGAGTACTGGTCGGAAGGGTACTACGACGGCCCAAACTGGGTGCAGTACAGCTTTGACCCATCTGCCTCCGCACAGCACGTCGATGGGGCGTTTTCGCGCACGCTGACCACCTACGTCGGCGGCGACTCTGGTGGGTACGTCATCAGCACTGATCTGTATTGGCGACGCGTGACCTACAGCGAGGCGGCAGCGTCGCAATACCAAACGCCGTCGTCGTACTACCCCAGCGGCAATGCTTCCGCGCAAGTGATCGAGCACGGCAGCACCAAACCGCTACGGCTGACCTACCGCCGCAGCGTGGCGCAGGGGCAATACCAAGTGCGGTTGTTCCGCTCGTCCGCAGATGAGACGGACAGCCGCGTCACGTCGCAGATCGCATGGAGCGTGCTCCGAAGCTATCAGGCCGACACCGCTAGCTATTCGGGCCAGCGCAGGCTCGCCGTCAAGATCAAGGCAAGCGGTCAGTTGCAAGGCACGCTTGACAATCTGAGCGCCACGGCGCGCCGAGTGATCCCGGTGCGCGATGCAGTGGGCAATTGGTCGCTGCTAGAGAGCGGAGGCAGCAACCCGGCATGGCTTTTTGCGTTTGTCGCCCGCGGCTGGCGTCAAGGTGGGCGCTTGGTGTGGGGCGCGGGGTTGAGCGACGCGCAGATCGACTTTGAATCGCTGTACGCTTGGGCGCAGTTTTGCGCCTCAGCCAACCTGACCTTCAGCGGGGTGATCGATACCAGTGCCACAGTGGGCGAGATGCTGACAGCGATCTGCTCGGCAGGTCGCGGCAGTTACACCTTTACAGGTGGTCGACTGGGCGTCGTTTGGGACGCGCCCAATCTGCCCATCTCTGGAGTCGTCGGCATGGGCAACATCGTTGCCGGCAGCTTCTCCGTGCAATATGTGACCGAGCGACCTTACGACGAAGTGGTTGTCGCCTTTCTCAACGCCGCCAATGGATACGCGCAAGAAGAAGTGCGCGTCACAGTGCCGGGCGTGACTGCGCCGCGCAAGACGCAGCGTGTCGAGCTACTTGGCGTTACCAGTCGCGACCAGGCGGGCCGGGCCGCAAACCTCGCGGTGGCAGCGCTGGTTTACAGAAAGAAAATCGTCTCGTGGACGATGGACATTGAGGGGACACTGCTGCGTCGTGGCGATGTCGTCGCTATTTCGCACGACATGACGCAATGGGGATACGCCGGGCGTCTGGTGGCGCTGACTGGCGACGGCTTGGCAAACACGACCACGCTGACGCTTGACCGGCGCGTGCCGTTCAACTCCATCGTGCCGGGGGATACCTGGATTGGCGTGCGCGCCCCTAACGAGTCGAGTTACCGCGTCATGCGCGTGTCCGTCGTTGGCGTTGGCGCAGACGTCGACAACGACGTGGTGACGCTTGTGCAAGACTGGCCGCCATCGGTGCCTCTGCCTGGAACGACTCGTCCAGCCGTCGATTATCTCTACATCTACGACTTCGACCCAACGCCTGGGGCGCGCTACAAGGTGCTCTCGCGCGTGCCGCGCGTCACGTCCGACGGCGGCGTGCAGGTCGAGTTTCAGGCGGTGCCCGACCCTGCGCAGTACTACGCCGCAGAGGGGGGCACGTATGACGTAGTGGCACCCGACACGCTGCTCGACACCACGGCGTCGATCAGCAACCTCACGGTGACGGAGCAGGTTATCCCCTCGCAGGGCATCGAGACGATAGAGCTTACGGCCACGTGGTCGGCAAACACGCAGTACGCGACCGCCAAGGTGTGGGGCGTGGTGGGCGGCGAGACAGTGCAGATCGGATCCGTCGATGGCGGTCGCCGCAGAATCAGTTGGACGGCTCGCCACGGCGAAGTGTGGACAATTTACGTGCAGCCGTTCAACGCACTTGGGCAGCCTGGCACAGTGCAGTCTGTGCAGTACACGGTGGGCGGGCTGGTTACGCCAAGCCCTGGTACCTTTGCTGTTGCGGTCGCCGCCAATGGCACGCGCATCTATTCGTGGACGCTGCTTGGCGACACCTGGCCGCGCACGCTGCGCGGAGTGCGCATCCGCTATGGCTTGGGTACAGGCCTGCTGTGGGACGCCATGCAGCCGCTCGACACTGACGGTGGCGCGTACCGGGTCAGTCCGGTGCACAGCCTCTTCCCTGGCCCGTCTGGGCACTACACATTTGCCTTGCGGGCTGAGGATACGGACGGCAACCTGTCGGCAACGGTGCTTTACACCGAGTTGACAATCGCCTACGGCGCGCTGCTGGATGACACTAGCATCTACGGGTTCAAAAGCCTGTTTCAGAACGCCTACACGGGCGCATCCGCCCTCGCGCTGGTGGACAACGGCAAAGCGCACGTCAAGACCGATGCGACGCGCGTAGACGTGCCGGCAAACCTTCCTGTCGGCATGCTGAGCACCATCATCAACGACAACGACAGCGGCGCGTGGATGCAGATTGCATTTGAGTCGTCTGTGGCGGTAGTGCAGGGTCGATCCGATACCGATGGTCTGGACACCTGGTATCTGGCACCCATGCAGATGCTGAGTTTGACCAAGCTTCGGCAGAATGTGTGGCTGATCTCTGGCCGCGTGCTGGCGGCTGCGCCATGACCGCCGTACAGCAGTACTGGCACATCCGCGCGGGTGGCGCGTATGCGTCGCAGCGCTACCCACTGCCGGCTGGCCTCGATGGATTCCAGACGGCGGCGGTATCGCTGCTCGGCTCGCGCGTGCTGTCCTACCGCGACCCGCCGCCAGAGGGCTTTTTGTCTTCGGTCGCGCCGATTGCCGCGCGCCTGTCTGCGTCGCCGCGACTGCCGCTGCCCTACCAGCCGCCAGAGGGATTTGCGTCGACAGTGCAGCCGTTGTCGGCGGCGGTTGTGCAGTACACCCGCATCACGCTCGCGCCGCGGCCTGCTGAGGGCTTTGCGTCAGCCATGCAGCCGTTGTCGGCTGCGGTGACGCATTACACGCGCGTTTTGCTGGACGACCAGACGGCAGAGGGATTTTCCTCGACGCTTTTTCTGGCAGAATCCGAATCGGTATCGAACGGATATCGGCTGCGGACGCAGGAGGCTGAGGGCTTCGCCACGGGCGTGCTGCATCTGATCTCTGGCGCGTTTGGCGAGCCGCCCGACGTTGATCTCGGCCCGAACGACTTCGACTTGCGCCGCGCGCGGTCAACGGACAACAACTTCAACCTTGCGGAGCTTCGATAGAGATGCCATCACATCCCGTCAAGTGGTACTCCAGCGCCATGCCTGGCGCGCCAGCGCTGCGCAACGTGGCCGGCGATCTTATCGCCGTGCTCGACTGGTGCATCGTCAACGGCAGCGCGACCACGGCAGTGCAGTCGCTTGTGGTCGCGGTCAACGTGGCCACCGTGACCTTTGCCAGCGCGCACACGTTCCAGAAGCACCAGATCATCGAGATTGCGGGCGTGACCGGCGCGCTGACTGCGCTCAATAGTCAGTGGCGCGTCACCAGTGTGACCTCGCTGACGCTGACCTTTGCTGCGACCGGCATCGCCAACGGCACAGCGGCGGGGACGATCACCTGCAAGACGCCTAGTGTGGGGTGGCAGAAGGCGTTTTCCGGCACGAACAAGGCAGCGTATCGGTCGCAGGACGTGACCGGCACCAGGTTGTACCTGCGAGTCGATGACACCGGGACAACTACCGCGATCCCGACAGGTTACGAATCGATGTCCGGCGTCGACGTCGGAACCAATCTGTTTCAGCCTTCGTCAAACAATGGCATCTACAAGTCATTTTCCTCAGCGCCGGCCCCGTGGTTTGTCGTGGCGGATGCGCGATCTGCATATTGGTGCGTTGCGGTTTCTGGGCTTGAGGCTCTGAACAACGTCTACGGCGGCGGTTTTGGCGACTTCGATGATTATGCGGTGGGGTCGCAGTACGGCTGCGTGCTGGGCGCTTACCTCGCCGGACAGGCTGGGATACTTAGCCCCGGCGGCACGGCAGGTATCGTGGCCGCACGCGGCTACTCCCTGGCCCCTGGCGAAGCGTCTCTCGAAAGAGGCGCGACCCCTGTCGCCAACGGTGCTTATCCAAACCCCGTGGACAGCGGGTTGCTCACGCTACGCCCGGTACTGCTGGTTGAATCGTCCAATGTACGTGGAGCACTGCGCGGCGTCTTGGAGGTACTACCAAATGCAGGGCCGGCCGTGGGCACCATCATCGACTCCGGCGTGGGTTACGACGGCTTGGCGATGATCGTGGCTACGTCTGGCGAAAATCCGCGCAGCGGTGGCGGACGGCGCAGCGCTATCGACCTGGTTGGGCCGTGGTGATGCGACTGATCGTTGGCGTCTTGCGCCGCGCCGACTTTGTTACTGGCGGCGCTTTCCGCGTGAGCGGCACCGTCACGGTGTCCGGAGCACCGGCGCAGCGACGCGTGGTGCTCTTTGATTCCGCGACCGGCCCGCGCCCGCTGCAACCTCTCCGCGCGACGTGGAGCGCCGCAGACGGCAGCTACAGCTTCCCCCGCATCGCTAACCGTCCGTACTTTGCCGTCGCGTTCGATCACGAGGGCACCTACAGATCAGAGATCGTCGATCCCGTAACCCTGGAGCCGATGCCGTGAGGATTCATTCCGCCATAGATGGGCGCTGGTCTATCCGCGTGAGCGGGCATCTGGTCGCCGAGTTTGCAAACCTTATAACCGACGTTGGACTGCACGGTTTGCAAGGGCTGCGCGTCGGCCAAAGTGCTGCGCTCGGGACGGACACGGCTGCGCCGTCGAACACAGATACCTCGATGGCCGGCGCGGTGTACGCCACGTCGATTATCGACACGACTACGTCCACCAGCCAGTCGCCGTTGTACCGCGAGTGCAACGTGACCTACCTGTGGGAGGTTGGGTCGATCAGCGGCGGGAACTTCTCCAGCATCGGCGTCTACGTCAGCAACGGTACGCTGTTTTCAAAGGCGCGGATCCTCGACGCACTGGGCCAGCCGACGACCATTAGCGTGACGCCGACGGATTTCATCGAGGCAACCTACACGCAACGGGAGTACATCGCCACTACGGACGCGACGTTCGCGAACTTTGTTGTCGATGGCATCTCGTACAGCGGCATCATCCGCCCCGTAACCGCGCTGAGCGGCCCGATGGCAATGCCGGTTGCAGGCGCTATGCAGGAGACGATTCTGGCGGCCTACTCGGAGCCGCTGGGCGCGCTGCCAACCAGCCAATCGCCAAACGGCTTGCTCGGGAGCGTCTTTGGCGTGCTGGCAGCTTACGCCAACGATTACCAGCGTCAGGCAACCTATACATTCAGCCGCACGCAGGGTGTAGGAAACATCAAATCGCTGGTAATGTTGCGCGGGCAAAGTTCGAGTCTGCCTTACATGCACGCAATGGGGATCCAGTTTGCGAATCCCATCCCCAAGCCAGACACGCTGCAACTTGCAATCACGCTCGGCTGGAGTTGGGGCCGTGCTGCCTGACGGCGTACTGCGTGAGTCGGACGGCGTCGCAGAATTTTTGCCAGGCGACGACTCGCCAAAGCTCAGCGCAGTGTCGCGCGAACTTGGGCCAACAACCTTGCGCGCACCCGATGTCGTCGATTTGTTGGCCCGGATGTGGGTGTGCGAGCTTGTGGCCCCGAATGTGATCCTTTATCCTGAGAGCAATCCACTGTCTTCGGAAACGCTTTTTGCGGCACCGGCAGGGGCTAAAACAGTGTCGCTCGCGTTCTCGCAAACCGGCTGGCCGCACGTGGTCGTCGGCGGAGACGGCGGAGCATGGTTATGGTGGTACGACACACTTGCGCAGCAATACGCGACGCTGGTACTGCCGGACTTGGCGACGCCGATTTTGACGATGGACGACAAGCGCCGAGATGCGAGTTTGTCAAACCGCAACGACATCATTTTTTTTTACATCGCAGAACCTGGTCTATGCTATCGTTTGCAGCGTCAGCGATTTGCGACGGAACACGTGGCCGCCCACGACGTAGGCGGGGCTATTGTGCGTGCAGGGATGGCCGCCGATTGGCGGTTGTACGTCGAGATTGAGTGAAAAGGAAAAATAAATGCGGGAATTCATGTTGGGTATCGCGCTGGTTGCTCTTATCGTTGCGCTCGCAAGGGCGCGGGCGGACTCAAAATACTGGGACGACGAAGACATCGGCACCACTAAGTTGCCTGCGCTTCCTCGCAGCAGATCGGCACCCGTGTCTGCCAAGCCAGGCGGCCCAGGCACGCCGAGACGGCGGTAATGCATACGCTAATCGTTGCCGTACTCGCCGCGGTTTTCTTGCGGCACATCGGCAGCGAATGGTTTGCGTACCTGTGGGCTGACCCGGCAAACCCGTTGGCTGTGCCGGATGCCGAGCGCGAGCTTTACTACATTTTCGGCGGATTGCAAGGCGCGGTGTTGCTGGTCGCCTTTGCGGCTTTCGCTGCGCGCTGGCTGCGTGGCTGGTGGTTGGCGTCAATTTATGCGCTGATGGTCTACGGAGTTTTTCAGGAAACGCTGGTCGCGTTATGCGGCGCTGCTTACCTTTTTCTGAACGGCCCAGGCCCGTCTGATGTCGACAAAAGCGCGGGCATGTGCAACGCGGCGCACGGCTTGGAGGGATGGCTTGTGCTCTCCGTCGTTGTTTTGTCGGTGCTGTTGTGGAGCGCGCGCAATGATCGCTAATGAGTCAATGGCAGCAAAATCTGCAATCGTTGGTGCCGCGGCTATCAGCATCGATAGCGTCTCCTGGCTGCTGTTCGGAGTGTCTCCGTCGGTGTGGGCCGGATCGTTTTCCGGGGCTCTGTTTGGCGCAACATGGTTCCACTGGGATTCGCGAGTCGGCAAACCTTTGGCAGTAACGACAAATACTCTTGCCGGCGTGTTTTTGTCTGCCCTTTTCGCGGCGCACTTTTCAATTGGCGCAACGACGCATAGCGGCATCGGGTTTCTGATCGCTTGCGGCCCAGCGCTGATAATCCGCAAGATGCGCAACAGATTCCTGAGCGGCTCACACACGGGTGATAAACCATGATCGACATTCTTTTTGCCGGCATTTCTAGTTTCGTCGCTATCGCCTCGATAATTGCGGTCAATAAATTTAACGACACCAGTGCGCTGGCAGAAAAAATCGCTGTGTCTATTGTAGGTGGTGGCGCGCTGATGAATCTCGTTGGGTTGTTGTCGTCTCAACTGACAAAAGTGCCTGCTGACTTGATGCTGCTGTCTGGCATTGCCATCTACATGACGTTTAAATATCTGGCGCGGGGGGAAAAACCTGAGAAGGCAACAAAATGAATCTGTTATTGCGACGCGTGGAGCGCTGGCCGGGATCGACTATCGGAGAACTATCAGTAGATAAGCAATTTGTTTGCTACACTGTAGAGGATGTTGTCAGGCCAAATAGTGTCAAGGTGCCTGGCGCGACGGCCATCCCTGCGGGCCGATACCGGGTGATCGTTACGCACTCTCCGCGCTTTGGCGTGCCCCTGCCGCTGCTGCTCGACGTGCCTGGGTATTCTGGAGTGCGCATTCATCCCGGAAACACGGCGGCGGATACTGAGGGCTGTATACTGCCAGGTCTGGAGATGTGGGAAGGCGGGGTGCGCAAGTCTCGCGCCGCATTTGCTGCGTTGTTTTCCGGCATTCGTGCTGCCCTGGAATCCGGGGAAGAGATCTGGATCGAGATCGATGAGTCGTGGAAAACATGAGTCATCGCACGCGCGGCACGGGCATCACGGACGCGCAGCGATACTGTGCCGAGCAACTGCACACCAGCCTGCGCGCCTGGCAACAGTGGGAGCGTGGCGAGCGGCGGATGCACCCGGCCTTCTACGCGCTCGCGAGAATCAGATTGGAGCAAGCATGAACTGCCAATTACTGCGAGAGATCACCGCGTGGCCTTGCCGAACGGTAACGGGGACTAACGGGGAAAGCGCGTTTGTGGTGGCTCCTCCAGTCAAGTTCTGGGATGGATCGTTGGTGCCGATGTATGTAATCGACCGCGGCGAGAGCATCGAGATAACAGACGATGGCTCACTCCTCCAGCACTTGGACGCATCGGGCTTCGCGGTGAGCGCCGACGTGCGCCGGAAGAAGAGTCTGACTAACGCGCTTGCAAAGTGGGGCGTAGCACTCGATGACGAGTTGCGGATCGGCTGTAAGCCGCAGGATCTACGCCAAGCAATTCACCGCTTCATGGGAGCGCTGTTCTCCGCTGCGCACTGGGAACGTGCCTATAACACACACATGGCAGCCAGCAAGTCGGCGAGATGATCAGCCTGCCGCTGTCCTGGTGGATCGCCGTTGGCGCGGTATGCGCTGCGCTGGCCGTCGGCGGAGTGCAGTCGTGGCGGCTTGACCGCTGCCAGTCGGCGGCTCGCGATCTATCGGCGGAGCATGCCGCGCTAGTTGCAGCGGCAAATCGGCAGTCGGCAGCGGTAGAGGAACTAGAGCGTACTGCGCAAACCAGGCTTGCAGACGCGCGCAGAATAACGCAGGCGGGCAAACTGCGAGCGCAGGCCATGGATGCACAGGCAGCCGCAATGCGTAACGCTCAAGCAGAATCTTGCGAGGCTGCGGTAAAGATCGTGCGGGATAGTCTGCGATGATTGATTCGCGTTATTTGATTGCAAAAATTGCAACAATTGCAACCTGCGGCTGCTCGTCCACTCCGCCGGTAGAAGTACGCGTACCAGTGCCTGTACCGTGCGTGGCCGCCGACGACGTGCCGCAGCGCCCGACGATTACGGACGCGGCAGTGTTGCGTGACCTGCCCGATGGTCGGCTGGTGCTGACGATCGCAAGCGAGCGCGCAGCGCTGGCGGCATATGTGGAGCGCGCTGCGCCGCTGCTGGACTGGTGCGCGCGTTAGATCACATCGCAGTTATGCACCCTCTCCACCGTCACTACCTCGCCTCGCCGCGCCTGGCCCACTTCCGAACTCCCACCCTCCTGCCGAACTTGTAAGAGACCCTTACAAGTTGCCTGTTCCGCCAGCTCCCCCTCGGCATAGACCGCCTTTGCGTGCTGGGTGATGTTTTGGGGCGTGGTGTCGAACTAACGTGTGAGTTAAGGCCGCTGCGCAGCAGTCGGGCCTTGAACGACGGGTTAGGCGTCACCCGCGACGACGCCGCACACAAAGGAAACGCAATGTTTGGAATGCTCGAATCTCTGGCCAAAGCTGCTACCGCCGTGGTAACGGTGCCTGTTGCCGTTGTTGCCGATGTGGTGACGCTGGGCGGCGCACTGACGGACAAGGACAAGCCCTACACCGCCGACGCCGTGGGCGACATGGTGGACAACCTGAAGGACGCCGCGCGCCCCAATGGTGGCAAGTGACGCCTAACCTGTCTTATCGTTTTCTCCCGTGCATAACACGTCGCAGTTAGGCAGCACGGGCAGCCGCCAGCGCCACCAAGATTGCGTCCAGTTCTTCCCACCGGAACGCGCCAGCCATCCGCAACGGCATATCTGGCCCTGCGCCGTGCACCATGATCGAAGCGCCTTCGCAGTTCGACCAGGTGTTGATGGTCACGGTCATCTTGCCGGCGTCCACGAAAATCTCTTTGCTGTCGGTTTTCAGTTTTTCGAGTTTCATTCGTTTCTCCTGCCTAACTGCCCGTTCCAGCGGACGCATTCGCGCTGCTGAACGGCGCGTTAGCCCGCATTCCATTTCCCTGCACACAGATCGAGAAAGTCCTCGGGGTCAAGCTCAACAACGTAGTCGCCGTCGCCGTGGGACAGTGGGTCTGACTTCACATCAGCTACGAGTCGTTCCGCCTTCGCAATCTCTTTACCCCAGTTCCTTTGCATTTCTGCGGTGTATTTCCTCTTTTCCACTTAATTCCTCTCGTCGAGGTTAGCTCGAACGTTAGGCCGCTTGGGGCCGCTCGGGGCGCATGCACTTGCCGTTGTGCGCGCAGTGCGGTTGCCATACGCAGTCGTGCTCGGTGGCGCACTTCCGGCTGCTCTCGGTTGCCAGCGCGTCACGCAAGCGCTGCATGCAGCCGGCGCAACTCTTTGGCGGCTTCGTACTTCTCCAGCGCTGCATGCAGCCGGCGCAACTCTTTGGCGGCTTCGTACTTCTCCAGCGCTGCATGCAGCCGGCGCAACTCTTTGGCGGCTTCGTAGTACAGCCGCTCCCCGTGCTGCAATCCGTGGTCTTCCAGCCGGTCAGCGAGCGGCCTAACCCCTCGCCCAACCTGACCCAAATGGGCAGGCTGCGCCGTCTCTTGTTTATGCTTCATCTGCTGCCCCTTTAATCAGGTTAGCTCAATCGTTAGGCATCAAAGCGCAGCGCCTCCAGTCGCGCAAGTTGCCTGCGCACGCTGGCAATCTTTACTTTGCGCATTACCTCGGCGCGAGCCAAAGCACTTTCGCGCGTGCGGTGCCACTGTTTACCCTCGCCGTGCAGGTATTCTTGCCGGGGCAGCGATCCGACCCTGACAATTGAGCTGCCAACTTCCCCATATTCCTCGCCCTCTTGCTCGATCAATCCCTCTGTAAGGGCGTATTTGCTGTTCCAAATCTTCATTGCTTCTCCAAGTTGATGCCTAACTCGCGCTTCGAGCCGACCGCCTAGCGGCGGCAGCTCCAACTGGCGTTAGGCCTTCTTCATTGCGGCCAAGCACCGACGGCCTAGGGCTTCTCTGGCGTCATACCAGGCATCTTCAAGTGCAGACAGTTCGCCAACTTCAAAGTCAATGCACGCAATGGCGTCTGTGATGTACTGAATTGCTCCCATCAAGTCCCAAAATGCAGCCGCCTCGGCGTGTACCGCGTAGTTCTCTTCGGCCCACTTCGCCACTGCGTCGCGCTGCTTTTTGCTCATGTCTCTCATCTTGTCCTCTCATCTTCGTCTACCCTGCGGGCCTAACTGTGCGTTGAACCGGACGCCTGACGACGTCCTTGTGTCAGCATACTTCGGGGCGGGCACCGGTTAACTCCGCGTTGGGCGTGTGTCCGCGTTCGTCGCCGGCCTCCAGAATGCGCAACAGTCCGCGCAGGTTAATCCGCGCAATTGCGCTGGTCATGGCGTCCACGTCTTCTCCGGTCGGGTGCAGCACTTGGCGCAGAAGCATTGCGTAGTAGGCCGCGCTGTCGCCACGGATGAACACTCCGCACCAGTCGTCCCCGAATCGCGTCGGGCCAGTCTCAACACGCGGCATCTGAGGCGGTAGCTCGCGCACGCCTAACCCATCTCGCAAGCGCGACCCATCGCAACGGGTGGCGTCGTGGTTCTCGGTAGCGTCAGTGGTCATCGGTCTGGGCGGCTTAGCTCGAACGTTTGGCTTCAAGCCTCGTAATTGTCCGGAAGGTTGTTGCTGCCTTGGCTGTGCTGTGGCGCTTTGCGGTACTGGTAGCAGGGCAGGCTCATCGCTAGCCGCAGCGCCATTTTTGTTGGCCGGTTTTCTCCGTAGCCTCGTCACGAGACGAAGCACGTCATCACGCACGCACTCATCGTGCCCAGGCATGTAGGTGTAGTGGCAGCCTTTATACGTCATCCCGCCATAGTGACGTGCGATGCTGAAAAATCCCATGCTCACGTCGCACAGCACAAACGGCGCGCGTTTGTGCAGAGTTTGCGCGGCCTGAACCTCGTCTGCTGTCAGGTAGCTAGTGCGATTTCGGCCGTTGGCTTTCATGGCTGTCGCTCTTTCTCTGTCGTTAAAACGGCACGTCGTCATCTATCGACGCGAGCTCCGGCATTGGCAGCGCGTCTGGCTTTTGCTGCGGCTTCTGAACCTGTGCAGGTGCGGCGGCAGCAGAATCTCCGCGCTCCGCACGCGACCCAGCAAGCTCAATCTCGCTCACCCGCGCAGCGAGCTTGTAGCCAGTGCTGCCGTCGCGCTTGACGTACTCCTCGATGTGCGGGTCTGTGCACGTAACGCACACCTGCGTCCCTGCCGTCAAATACTGCGCCAGCGCCTCCGCAAGTTTGCCCCAAAGCGTGGCCTCTACCCATTGCGTCGGGCGCTTGCCGTCGTTGCCTTTGAGTCCGTAGGCGAAGGCGAGCGAGAGGTTGCAAACCGGCGTGTTGTTCGCGGTGTAGCGCAGTTCGGCATCGCGGCCCAGGCGGAACAGTCCGGTGAGGATCATTATTTAATCTCCAGTCGTTGGTTTTGCGTGAGTCTGCATCCGGGCACATCTGCTCCTGCTTTGAGCGCAGCGGCTACGGCTTTCTTGTCGACCGCAAGCGGCGGCGGCTCTGGCTGGCGCAGGTACTCCGCCGGCACCTGTTTGGCATCGAACACGTCCACCTTGGCCGGGTTGCTGCGCACGGCCAGCGTGAAGTACGGCGACTCGATCTTCTCGATGCCGGCGCGCTGCATGTTGGCGAGCAGGTAGTCGCGCAGGCGCTCTTCACGTTTTTCCAGCGCCTCCGCCTGTTTGTACAGTTCATCTGCTGCGGCAACCTTAGCCTTTGCGACAACCGAGAGATTCCGCGCGAACATAGCGACATTCGTCGCCTTCTCTTCCAGATCGCCACGCATGCATTCCAGCGTGTCGCGCACGACTTCATCCGGCAGCGACATGTCGGCAAGCTGCTCGGCAACCTGCCGGTATTCGTCGGCCAGCACGTACAGGGCGGGGAGCGTCATGCGGCCACCTGTTCAGGTTGGGCCTGTGCCGCACTCTGGTCGGCCTGTGCAGCCGTCGCTTTCAACGACTCGCTTTCTGCCTTCCAAAGATCTGCGTAGCGCGGCGCGGCTTTCAGCGTTGTGTGGACGCGCAGCAGTTCGGCGGTTCCAGACATTGCGGCCTCGCGCAGCTTGGCGAGAAGCTCTACCTCGACGGTGCCCATGTTGCGCGGCGGGGGCTGGTCGTCAAACCCATCGTCCGGCACTTCTTCTGCTGGAGTGGTCGATAGCCCCGCGTTCATCATCACGACAACATGCGCGAAGGCGGCGCGGCATGCGCGACTGATTGCGCGGGTCTGCGCCATCGCGCGGCGCGCGTACTCGGGGCGCTTGGCCCACATGCTTTCGTCGTCGCCGACAAAGCCCTCGCTCTCGGCGATCACCTGGCCGGTGTCCATGCGCCGCACTACGCCAAGCGCGCGGAACCCGCCAGCAACTTTCTCGACTTGGCTTGCGCTGGCGACGCATCCGTGGGCGATGGCGATGCTTTGCCAGCCCTCGACCTGCACATACTGCCGGCCCTGAATCTTGCGCGCGGTCTTGAGTACGATTTCCTTGCACATTCCCGCCGCGTCGGTGGACTGGCGGAAAAGCGCCGGCCCGGTGTTGATGGTGGTCAGTTCGGTAGACATTCGACGATCCTTTCGCTGTTGATCCAGTTCGGCACTTCTGCGCACGGTGGCGCGTTGTCTTGTGCGCCGTAGCGCGGTTCTTCCTGTTGCCAGAGTTCGAGCGGCTGCTGCTGCTGCCACCAATCGGCACCTCCTGTGTCGTCTCTCATTTTGTCCTCGCCATCCGCGCCGATCCGCCAAAGCATCCGCGCTCGTCCCCGCTATAAGTGTGGATCGTGTAGGCCAGTTCTCCGCGCCCGCACTTTGCCATAGCGGCTTGACGGTCGGCTTCGATCAGCGCTCGGGCGTCGCGCTCGCCGACTGCGGTGAACCACCACTGCACGGGGCCAGCAATCAGGACGGCAGCGACGATCACGGACACGATGCACCCTGCGGAAAATCCACCAACGTAAACTGTGCGTGAGTCAGTCATTTTAGTAATCCGTGATTTTCTAATTCGACAGCAAAATGATCAATCGTTCGAGCTAAGATGCCGTTCGCGGTCAGCTTGAGCGAGATGTTATGCAGCACTGTTAGCCCCACTCGCCTGCATCCGCGCAAGCGCCAGCAGGCGCTGGTCGGCTCCAGTCAGTCGGGCCAGCAGCATGCGCTTTTCCTCAAGGTACACGGCTGCAAACTTCGGGTTGTGCATCACGATGCTGCTGGTGTTGCTGATGAGGTCTGCGCACTTTATGGTCTGCATCCAGCCTGGCGCGTTGCCCAGGCGGTCGCGGCTCATGGCCTTGCGCTCGGCGCGGTTGCCTTTTTCCAGGTCGCTCAACAGGCGCACGCCATCGGCAACGGCATCGCCAAACGCGGCGCGTAGCGACGTGACGGTCACGCCTTGGTCTTCCACGCAGTCATGCAGCCACGCCACCGAAACCATCATGTCGGCAAAGTCGGGCGGCGCCACGGTTGCCACGATGCCAGCCACTTCGGCCAGGTGGTCGGTGTACGGGTTGTTCGTGTACTTGCGGCGCTGGGCTGCATGTACCTCGCGGGCAAACATCATTGCTTGGTAGGCGGTTCGGTACATTTTCTCGCTCCGGAGTTGGTGCTGCATAACTTTGACATTTGTATCCTCCTGTCAGGCAGCCGCCGCGCGCCGCACCAACGCCACAGCAATCGTTTTGCCCTCGCCGCCGCAGTGAAAGCGCCACCCTGGAAACTCAGGAAACTCAATCTTAGTGTCTTGCGTGCAGTCGTCCCGCGACACGTACAGCACCGGGCATCCGTCGTGACTTTCCGTGCTGCCGCTGATATAAGCGCGGTCGTAGGAGTCGATGTAGAAGCACACCGCATCTTTCCCTCCGGCCATCATGTAGCCTAAGCAGTGCACCATACGCACGTCGCCTTGTGTCAGTATTCTGAAAGTCGTTTTTTTAATTTGTCGTTTTTTCAGGTTTTTCACGTGTCGCTCCGCCTAATTTGCACTAGCCATTACAAAGCGGGCCGCAAGCTCTGGCACTATGGTATTGCCAAATCCAGCCAGGATCGCGGATAGCCCATCATGGTTGCGCACAAGAGTGGGTCTACGTTCGCCCCCACGATCCGATTTCCACCAGCCGCCAAATACAGTGAGGCCAGGTAGTCCTCCAGGTGCGATCTGTGGTCGCCACTCTCCGCCCGTCTCCAGCACACCGTGTGCGCCCCCATGCTTGCCCGTGGTGTCGGCAGCCACCCAGTAGATGCGCGCTCGTGCGTGCGATCCACCGATGCTTGCAGCCGGCAAATCTGCCGCCGCAGCGGCGTAGTCTGCGCTCTCCAGGTCAGACGCCACATGATCCCACCATGCGTATCCAGCAGCGCCGGCAACCTGTTCGCCAAAAACGCTTGGAGGGCGACACTCGCGGATGAGGCGGAAAAACTCAGGCCACAAGTGGCGCTGATCGGAAAAGCCGCGCCGCTGTCCTGCCACGCTGAACGGCTGGCATGGACAAGACCCCGTCCAGACAGGTCTGTCATCGGGCCATCCTGCAAGACGCATGGCTGCGCTCCATCCGCCGATGCCGGCGAAGAAATGGCACTGTGTGTAGCCTCGCAAGTCATCGGGTTGCACCTCTGTGATGCTTCTTTCGTCGACGTCGCCTGGAGCGATTTTGCCGGACGCTATCAGGTTGCGCAGCCACTGAGCAGCAAATCGGTTGTGCTCGTTATAGTAATTTTTCGCGGCGATTGTTTTTTCCATTGCGTTTTTTTGGCTGAGTTGCTTTTTTTGCTGAGTCGGCTATGTTTAGTTGTTCAGCACCAACAGCCGCCACTTGCGCGGCCAGGTCTGCGCACTCGCGCTGCACGTAGGCCAGCGGCTTGTACGTCTCGCCGTGGTGCGCCGTGAACGGGTAGCCGCGCGTCAGCGCATAGTGCTCGTCTTGCGGGCTGCGGTCGCCGCTATGGGCGCAATCGAACCCGAACCACCACACATGCTCCGGCTCGCCTGGCTCCGGGATGTGGCACACGCCGCGCGACTCGTCTTCACCGGGCTGGCACCTGTTAGCAAACGTCAGGCCGCCATGCACTGCCGCGTCCACGTCGTACCATTTCTTGCCGTACCACGGGTGCCCATCGGCAACGCCAACGTAGCCGCACCAGTGCCCGCGGAGCTCGTGTCGCACAGCCAAGCACGGCAGGCCGGTGGCCGCGTCGGGCCATTGCAGCTTGTCGGGCTCGCTGTCCCACGGGCCAGCGGGCCAGCCCAGCGCGGCACGGTCAATCGTGGTGTAGGTCTTTGCTTCCATCTTCTCTCCATTGCAGCGCAGTGCTGCATAACTGTTGCTTTAAGCGGACGGCCTACGGTCGACGCTGATCGCTGACCTGGACGGCCACGGCATCTGGTCACTGTCCACCACGGCGCGTTCCTGTGTCACGGCCAGTGCCTCAACAGGATTAACAAGCTGCGCACGCGCGCGCGCAAGTTTGTGAATCGCTGTGCTGATGGAGTTTGCGAGTCGCGCGCGCGCGTCGTCGCGCGTCACCGGAAACGAAAAAATGTCAGCCTCTACGTGATTGTCCAGACTATCCTGAACTCCGTTGAGCACTGCGATTGCCGACAGCACGACGTCTCGCGTGCTGTACAGGTGCCCGTCGTCGCCCACTTTGTAGCTGTTGCAGTCCATCTTTTGCTCCTGTTTGGTTTAGTTGGTGCCTCGTAGTGGGCACAGAAAGGAGAATACCGCAATCGGTAGCTTTGTCAACCGTTTTCGGCAGAATTACCGTAAACGCGCGATGCGCGCTCGTTATCTTCCGAAAACGGTTGCATTTTCTCTTCGATCCCTCTATGCTGCGCGAATGGACATATTCAGCCCAGTTCGCCGCTACCTGCAGTCAGTGACTGAGTCGCAGGTAGAGGCGCTAGCGCGAGATACAGGGGTTCCACTTGCGACTCTGCTCAAGATCAAGTACGGGCAGACGCGAAACCCTCGCGTAGCCACCGTGCAGGCTGTGTACACGCATCTTTGGCCGTCCGGGGATGCATCATGAATCCAGTCACCGCGGGCATGCGCGCGGAGCGCAGCCGGCCACATAGCCCGGCCCGTGCGGGTTCGACTCCCGCGCCCGCAACCTTTTGCTCCTTCCCCGCCTTGTGAGTCCTTCCAAGGCGGGTTTTTTTGGCCTTTACTTTGGAGAATGAAATGCAAGCCAAACGCATGACTCCAGCAGATATCGGCACTGGGTATGTGAAATGCCATACCTGTGACGGGAAGTTCTCGCACGTTTTTTCGCAATCCGCAATGCAAAGACTACCGAAAAACTACAGCGGCGAGATGTGTTCTGACTGCAAACTGTGGATGTGCAGGACAGACATGCTGGCGTCGCCAGTGGAGGTGGAGGTAATGGCATGAGCGCGAAGCGCGAGTTGTGGGTGATAGAAAAAGGCTCGCTGGGAGATTGGGAGTTTTTCGCGTGTTATGACGAGCAGTCGAACGCGCTCGATCGTATGCGCGACATGATCTACGATGGATTCGAGCCAGAGCGCGTTCGCATGGTGCGCTACGTGCCGGAGGGGGACAGCAAATGAAAGCAACACGCACCGTCGAGCACAGCGGCGGGCGCAAGGTGCGCATGCCTACGCGTCAGCCGAAGCCTAAGCCCGTGGATCTGCTGGCTGCCTCGCGATCCGCTATCTCGTGGCACCTGGCATCCGGAGCTACTCGAGTGCTGGTTACGGTGACTAAGCGAAAAAATATCGATGTGCTGCACGACGGCAACCCTGCCGCGCGCATGGCGCTGGAGCAGGTCGAGCGGCTGCCGATCGCAGACGGCATCGCAGGCTGCTACACGCGCCTTCCCGCTGTCGATGCGTTGCGCGACGACCTGATCGCTGCCGGGTGGCGGGCATGACCGCAGATGACATGCGCGACGTGCGAAGACAGGGCAGCAGGAACGATCAGGTTCCGCGCGGACTGCCCCGCGTGCCTGCGCGCGCTGTGGCGCTGGCTGCCGGCGGAGACGCGAGACGGGATCACGGTGCAGTTGCTCGGGATGCACGAGGGGCGGCAGCCGTTCGGCGCGATGGAGGACAAGCTCCGCGCGTCAGCCGGAATGGAACCCGCCGACAGAACGCCAAAACGTCCGAAACGATCCAGTTCAGCGGTGACGCTCAAGTAAGATGGATCATCGCAAACGGTGGAAACGGCAGCAACGGATATGAGGCAGGCAAGCGCGCTTACGTGCGCATCAAGCCCGTTCACACTCCGTCTGAGTACGAGGAATTTTGCCGAGCGCTGGCGCGGGCTTGCGGATTGTAGACATGTGCATCAAGCCAAATGTCATTTGCTTGAAAATCAATAGCAAGCAAAATTTCTGTGCGCTGGCGCGGGCTTGCGGGGTGTAGCTGTGAACTCTCTCATTACAGCCGTCGAATCGGCACCTGTATGTCAGCGCGATACACAGATCGTTGCTCTGTGCGACCGCGCGATTGTCGACCTACGCGAGGCGCGCACGATTGAAGATGTGCGCAGCATCGGCGACATCGCCGCCGCGTTCCGCGAGTACGCCCGCAAAATTAAGGCGGCTATCGAAGCGCAAAACGCTACGCAAACTGTGGTGCTTCTTGCCGAAGCCCGCATCGGCGCGGAACTGAAAGCGGCGCAGGAACGGGGGGAACTGGCGCGGGCTGGAGATAACCCGAATGTCCGGACTTCGGACAATCAAAGAACAACCCTAGACGCTCTCGGCATCCCCCGCCAGCGCGCCAGCGAGATGCGGCAGCTTGCCGACATAGGAGAAGTCGGTATCCGCGAGGCGGCGCGCGTGGCGAACGATGCCGGCGAACCGTTGACGCGATCCGCAGTGTTCAATCACCGCGCGCAGGGCACCGGAGAAAACGAGTGGTACACGCCCGCCGAGTACGTTGAGGCCGCCCGCTTGGTAATGGGCGGGATCGACTTAGACCCGGCTTCTAGCGAGACAGCGAATCGCACTGTCAAGGCTTCGCGCATCCTGACTCAAGAGCAAAACGGCCTCGCGGTTTCGTGGCACGGGCGCGTGTGGCTTAACCCGCCATACGCGCAGCCGTGGATTGCGCAATTCGCCGAGAAGATGGTCGAAGAGTTCAAGTCCGGGCGCGTGCGCGATGCAATCACGCTAACCCACAACTACACGGATACACAGTGGTTTCACGCGTTGGCCGGCTCCGCCGCTGCCGTTTGCTTCACTCGTGGGCGGATCGGTTTTCTTTCGCCAGACGGCAAGCGCGCTGCTCCTACGCAGGGCCAGGCGTTTTGCTACTTCGGCGCGAACGTCCCCCAGTTCGCCGAAGAGTTCGCTCGGTTTGGCTTGGTGATGGTGCGCTATGCGGTTTGAAGAGTCACTGTCCATAGGCCGCGCCTCCGAGAGCGCAATCGCCAAGTGGCTGCGCTCAAGGGGCTGGGCCGTGCTGCCGGCATACGAAAAGGCCGGCAGCGAGTTCAAGGGGCCGCAGGTGTTCTTCCCGGAGTCTTGCGCGCTGGTGGCTCCAGACTTCCTTTCGTGGCGGGGCAAGTGCGCGCGATGGATCGAGGCCAAGCACAAGACCGCATTCTCGTGGCATCGAATCACGCAGCGATGGGTAACTGGAATCGACCTGCGCCACTACATGGATTACTGCGCGCTAGCAGACAAGTCGCCGTGGCCCGTCTGGCTGCTGTTTCTTCACACAGGCGGGCAGGCGAAGGATTCGCCCGTTTCCCCTGCCGGCCTGTTCGGTCAGACGCTGGACGAACTGCGGCTCCGAGAAAACCATCGGTCGTCGCAATGGGGGCGCAGCGGGATGGTGTATTGGGCGGTTGATAGCTTGATCCGCTTGGCCGACGCCGATTCTCTGGCGCAGGATGTGGCGGAAAACGATGAGTGCATGGTGGCCGCATGAGCGACGTTGGCTTGTTCCTCTCGAAGCTGCGCAAGGTGCGCAAGACCGGCGATGGGCGCTGGCGCGCTGTCTGCCCTGCGCACGATTCGCGCAACGGCACTCAATCGCTGGCCGTGAGAGATACCGGCGACGGGCGAATCTTGGTGAAGTGCTTTGCCGGCTGCGGCACCGGTGACGTGGTGGCCGCTGTCGGCATGGAGCTTGCCGACTTGATGCCTGAGCGCAGGCTGACCGATGTGTCGATGCCGCGAGAGCGCGCGCCGTTTTTGCCGTCGGATGCGTTCGACGTGCTGCGCCAGGAGGTGACAACGGCGTGGGTGATCGTGCAGCAGGCGGCTACAGGCGGCGCTGTGGACGTTGACCGGCTGACACTCGCCGCGCAACGGCTGGATATAATCGGGAGAGCCTGCTATGGGCGCGCGTGAGGCCGTAAAGATGGAGCGCACTCCAGAGGCAATCCTTGCCGACGCTGCGCGCCGAATCCGGCTGGCGCTTGTCGGCGGGACTGCGGTGACTATGGACGACCTGGACGCGATCCCGCCGCCGGAAGAGTTCACGATGACAGAAAAGCCGGCGGTGAAGGCGGACGCCTGCGAAGCCCTGCGAGCCACACCGTTCAAGCTGGTGCAGCCGTCAACAATCCCGCCCCGCCGCTGGCTGTACGGCGGTCACTACGCGCGCCGCTACGTCTCGGCAACAGTGGCCGCCGGCGGTGTTGGAAAGTCGAGCGTGCAAATTGTCGAAGCGCTGTCCATGTGCTGCGGGCGCGATATTCTGCGCGGAGGAAAGCCTCTCCCAGGCGGCGCGCTGCGGGTGTGGCTGTACCAGCTGGAAGACCCGCGCGACGAGATTGAGCGCCGGGTAATGGCGGCTGTCACTCACTACAAGCTGCGCCCGGAAGACATAGAGGGACGCTTGTTCGTCGACTCTGGCCGCGACCGCGCGTTGATCGTGGCGCACGAAGATCGCGGGCAGATTATTCCGGTGCCGGCTATAGAAGAGGCTGTAGTGGCGGAGGCTCGGGCCAACGGAATTGACGTTTTATCCGTCGATCCTTACGTTTCAAGCCACCGCGTAAGCGAAAACAACAACACGATGCAGGACGCGGTAATGCAGATTTGGAAGCGCATCGCCGATGCAGCAGATATGTCGATTGAGTTCGCGCACCACACGCGCAAGGGCAGCGGAACAATGCAAGAGGTAGACGCCGACGATATGCGCGGTGCCGGCGCACTGAAAGAGGCGTGCCGGTCTGTGCGGGTGCTGGCGAACATGACTAAGGAAGAGGCGCAAAAGTACGGCGTCGAAGTCGAGCGGCGACGCTTCTACCTGTACATGCGCAGCGCGAAGGTGAACATGAAGCCGCCCGTTGACTCGCGCGACTGGATGCACCTGGCGAGCGTAGACCTTGGCAACGGCGACGGCGTATGGCCGGCGGACTCGGTTGGCGTGGCCGAAGCGTGGTCGCCGCCTAGTGCGCTGGAGTCCGTAACCCGCGACGATTTGGCCGCCGTGTGCTCGCAGATTGCGAATCTGAGCGACGAAGAGCGCTTGGCGATGGCGTCGGTATCCGCCCGTGGCGTCGGCTGGCTCGGTCACATGGTCGGAAAGCAGATCGACGTGGACAGCAGAACCGACGAAGGGAAAGAACAGATCAAGCGCATTCTCGAAGCGTGGCGGGCAAGCGGTGCGCTAGCCATTGTGCCGATTGTGCGCAGCGGCAAGGGCGACAAGTACAAGGGGCGGTCAAGCGATTGTTACGTAGTCGGGAAGGCGGGGATATAGGCGATGTTTCCCCAAACTTTCCCCAAACTTTCCCCAAAGTCTGGCGCCAGAAAACGGTGCGAAGCGGCTCCCCAAACTTTCCCCAAACTCTCCTCCCCCCCTTTAGGGGGGGAGAGTTTGGGAAGTTTGGGGAAACGCGCCGATCCGGTTGCATTGCGGGAATGCCAATTCCCCAAACTTTCCCCAAACTTTCCCCAAACTTTCCCCAAACTCCAATGACGCCAACCGCCCGCAGCAAAGCCCACCTGGAAACCGCCGGCTACCTTGTCGAGGTGGTCGAGCGCTGGAACGCATGGGCACGCATCCGTCAAGACCTTTGGGGGTTTGCCGATCTGCTGGCTATCCGTCGAGGCGAAGTCCTCGCCGTTCAGGTGACAAGCCGAGACAACATCTCCAAGCGTGTCTCCAAGATTGCAGGGAGCGACAAAGCTCCTCGTGTTCGCGAGGCCGGCATCCGCATCGTCGTCCACGGCTGGGGCAAAATGGCTAGCGGACGATGGGGACTCAAGGAGGTGGATTGCTCATGACGCGACACAACACCGCAAGACATATGCGATCAGTCCACGATGTGCTGTCTGAGCACCATGAAACAGACGCACGGCTGCGCAATTGGGCGCGCTGGGGGCGCGAGCGCTCAGGGCCTGGGCGACTGCGATGCCAGTCGGCGGAAGGGCGCTACAGGCCTGAGGCAGGCGAGGTCTGGGGAAACGCTGTTGCTGTGATCCCAGTAGACGCGCGTGACGCAGCAATAGTCGAGCGCGCCGTATGTCGGCTCGGGCGAGCAGGCAGGATTCTCGTTCGTGCATGGTATGTAGACGGCGCTCACGCTGGAGCAAAGTGGCCCGCTTTGCGTCGCCGAGCATGTCGTGTCGCAGGGGTATCCTCTTCTGCGTTCGATTCAATCCTTATCGCCTCTGTTGTAGAAATAGCCACGTCAATCCATACCGTGGCTTGACGTAGTTGATTTTCGATTTACAATATCCTCACCGATAGACAGACTGTCGAGATTGCGCATGCCGGTTGGCAGGCGAAATCGTCAATGCCAAAATGCGCGTCCTTAAACCGCGACTGCAAACGCTGGACACGAGGACGATAAAGCCACAGGCATGGAGTCATGAGCACAGACATGCGCGCCACAACAATGCAGCATGGGACGCTGCGCGCAGAGC